CTACAACATGTAACCTATTAGCTGTTGCTGCTTGAACTTTTAATATTTCTCCACCTTGTAAAACAAGACTATGTGTTAATAATTCGACTGTAGCATTAGCACCCACTGCTGCAACTTTAAATAAGCTGAAAACAGTGCTACCATTTGTAAGTGTTACTGTAAGTGTGTCTGCATTACCAGAATCTTCTGATACTAAAATAGAATTAATAACAGAAGCATTAAACTCAGCTCCACTAGGAGCTGTATATAATGTAACTACGCCAGTTCCTGTTAAATCTGCTTTTGCATTTGTTATATTTTGTATATACTGAGGTATTGCATTAATTAACATTATCGTCTTCCATCTGGTTTCATGTCAACACGAGGAGTGCCAAGTTTCCAAGCTACTCCTTGAGCAGTAGATTCTAATTTTAAACTAAATGATCTTCCTCTAAGTCTAACATCGACAATATCTGTAAATTGTTCTACAGGAGTTATAGATGTTCTAGTTGTTTGCCCAGAAGAATTTGTGTCATATGTACTTCCAGGTCCATTTCTTGCTTGCAATGTAAATGTAGCATTTGGGTTTCCAGTGCTTGATGTAGATCCTTCAAAAGTTATATCGGGTATTAATTGTCTAATAAAGCTAAATTGATAACCATCACCTATATCTAATTGACTTGACTCAACTGATGCAGTCATAGGAGAACCATCATCATCGTTACCGTTTTCATGTTCGTATAAATATTGAGAACCTGCTGCGAGAGGAAACTGTCTAACTCCTCTATCATGCCAAGCTGTTCTTGATAATGTTCCATAGTACCATGTTTTATTAGCATAATTAAAAATAACATATTTGTTATTTTCTTCACTATCAGCGGATGGATAAAACCACCAGACCTCACTCCATTGAGAATTTACACCAGAAATAACTTTATCTTTTTGAGTTTCGTTAAAGTCTAAAAACACTTTATCACGAACAGTGCATGGTATTTGTTGAGCCACACCACCTGTATAAGCATAAAAACTATTTTGACCCATCCATAAAACACTTTCGTCAACAGCAACTGCCGCTTTTGAACTAATTATAGTAATATTTTTTGAAAGCTCTTGCAGACCAAATGTAAAAGGAGGTCCTATAAATCTCATAGAAAACAAACTTCTGTCTGTAAATATAAGTATTTGTTGTTTAGTTTCTATTGCTTGTACAAAACTAGAACCACTACTTAATCTTAAATCTCCAGCAGTATTTGTCGCTGTAGGTGTAAAATCAGTTAAAGATTCTTGAGAGCCAAAACGTATTAACAATGGATCTTGGACCGTGGTTCCCAGAGTATTAGCACCAAATGCAATAAAATGCCTGTCAATGTCAGACACCATTACTTGTTTAGCAACCGTTGGAGTATTAGAAGCCCCTGCTAAAGAAGAGAGAGCCACGGCTCTTGCACCAATACCATTTGATTCATCCCAATAAAAAATACCGCCATCTCTTGGATTAATAAGTAAATCTTCCCCAAAATTATCATGCGACCATAATCTTATTTGAGCAGTTGTCCCAATTGAAGCTGATTGACCCCATCCAACATAGTCTGCACTAGAATTCGAATTACCTGAGATTAAAAACACTGGAGTGCCATCGGCATGTGCTGCTGCTTCTGTACCTAACTGTGCTCTAGTGACAGTCAAATCATTTGATGATACGTTAGTCACTTTTAATATTTCATTTTCTATTAATATAAAGTCATCGGTAGCAATACCCGTTCCACTAGTCACAGTGAGTGTCGTGTCTGAGTCAGAATATGTTCCACCTTCGTTTATAGTTGTCTGTAATGCACTGGTCGTTTCACCACCAAAAGCACCCGCTCCCCAACCATTTCCACCTACTCCTGTATCTAAGCCAACATTAACTTGATAAGAAGCATCTCCACCAGACCCACCATTTCCAGTATCAGAACCATTAGCTGTTATAGTGTTACCACTAGTGTCTTTTGCTACTATGACGTAACTATTGGCATTAGTTATTGATGCTATTTGATACTCTTGATTTAGAACTTCTGCTGTTATTACACCACCTAGACTTACAGCCCCTGCAAGAGTAACAAAATCATTTACCACTGCACCATGAGAACTATCAGTTACGGTCACATTAGAGGAGCCATTTGTACCAGAGAAAGTAACAGAGTTTGTAGATGTTTTACGAATTGGTGTTATGTCTGAAAAAGATCCACCTTCTTCTATGTAGTATTTTAACTGTGTTCCAACGCCCATATAATTGGAGCCATCTATTGCGATCCAATTATGTAAGGCTCTTGCTGTTCCCAGATAAGTATTGATAGATTGTTTTACCCATCCACCTATTTTTTCTGGAAAGGAACTATAAAATCTTACTTTTTCACAGTCAAAAAAACCACCCTCGTTAGAGTACGAAGTTATTTCTCTGTTTATTCCTGGTCTGAATTTTAAAGAAGTAATTGGCATACAACGATTTTACCTCAAACAGTAATTAATTACAATACTATCTATGAAAGACGTAGTACCAACCAGTGGCAATATATTTATTATTTGATATTGGAGGATTTCCTCTATGTAAATGTGTAAAATATGGAGGAAACAAAACCATACTTCCCTTTTTAGGTTTAACTCTAACTGGATAATTTAAGAACTCCAGCTCTCCACCTTCTTCTACGTCATTTAAAAATATACTCCAAGCTAAAAATCTACGATTTGTTAGCATATCATGTGTGTTTTCAAAATGCCAATCGTGAAAGCCACCTCCTATAGGTGTTTCTTGAAATTTAAATTCAGCAAATTCAATAATACTAGATTTTGTATATCGACCTAAAGAGGTTACAAATGCTTCCGAGTATAAATCACAACCTTCTTGTAAACAGTTGGAAATTATATCATCTACTGGTTGTCCACCAACTCCATTTTCCTGCACTCTTGATAGATGTTGCAAAAACATATCACCATCAAATTGTGTGTCTTTTCTTCCCTCTCTGTTATCAACAATAGTGTTCTTTTTAAAAGTGCTTTCTTCTGTCATAGCATTAACAATAATATCGCATGTTTCTGAACTAATCATATTATCTATATTCATAATGAAATTTTTTACATTTACTGTTTTCATTATTCAACTTCTATTTTAAAATTACCAGAACAACATATACTTTCTTCTCCTGATGCTCTGTGTGGTAGCCAACTTGGAAATAATAATATATCTCCTTCAGATACATATATATTATGTTCTTTATTATCAGATACAAATGTAACTCTTCTTTCTTCTTTGCATTTTAAGTACCAAGAAAAACTTAAATAGTTAGGAGCAGATACATGACTGTGCAAATTAAAGTATGTATCTTTGTTATATTCAACTACCCACAATCCACAAACATCAATATTTTTTTTCTTACTCTCTATTATATTACGTCTTGAGGGTGAGTACATAGTAGAATCCATGTATAAATCAATTAACTTCGGTAACAAATAAGGTTTTAAATATTTTTCTCTTATACTATCAACCATATGCAATTCTGTAGTAGAAATAAACTTAGGTTTAACACATGCTTGAACAAATCCATTATTAAAGTTTACATCTTGTGTTAAATATTTCTTGGCATCTTCTATAAAAGAACTATTAATACTAGTTGTTATTTTACCCAATGGTATTTTTAAGGGGTACATTATTGTATAACAAGGGTTCATAAAGGATTACCACTTTCGTCTCTTAATTTGTAATTCAATGCTGTCCAGCACTTAGAACATTTTCCACAAAAAAATTTATCGGAAGTACAGCTTCTAACCATATCTTTTAATTCTATTTCTAATGAATCCCAAGCCTCTTTTTTTGTTTTAAATCTGTCTATATCCGTTCCATTGTATACAGACTTTGGAGTGCAGTATTCATAAGATTTTGAAAACATTGCTCCTGCATCTAAATATGGTTGCATACTCCCGTTATATAACCACTCTTGCGTTTTATTGTCTCTTTCTTTAACTACTTGTTCTGTGCAAGTAAAGTTACCTGTCCACATTTTTTTAATATTATATGTTTTACAGAACATTGCTCCAAAAAAAGCACACCATTGATCGTCCATTCCAAAATAGTTTTCTTCATTTCCATTTGCCATTGACGTATATATACCTGCTCTTGAAAACTCAAATGATCCATATTTATTTTTTATATAATGTAAAACATCTTCTACAACTTTATCTTGTAGTTTTATTCTTAATTGAGTCCTTAATGCCCAACCCATTTCAATGTATAATACTCTTATCTTTTTACCTTTTTGTAAAAAATCTTTAAGTAATATGGTGCTATCTGGCCCTCCAGAGAACAATAACAACTCTGTGTCATCATCCATTTTTTAACCTAAACGGATAATTGTCACTTATAATTGTAGGAATAGCATTATTATGATTCATAATATACTCTGGTATAGCACCTCTCCCAAAGTAATTTATGTTTATTGTTATCCTATATGGAACATTTGTTGGAGCAGAACTAGAATGTGGAGCAGCAGAATTAAATATTAAAAGTCTGTTTTCTTTAGATTCTATCTCCATTCCATCTGCCATATATGTAGGTGCATCACAATCTGTTACATAAAATAAAGCACCTACATGA